CAAATGGGACGGAGTTTCACTTCATTAAGACGCAGAACGTGCAGGGCATCCTAGAAGCTGCCAAGGACGCAGCGGAGACGCTGCGTCCCAACACTGGCCCCGCTGGTGGCAAATACCTTGGCACAGTTCCTGTTCTCATCGCCCAGCAATGGGCAAAAGAATGCGGCGCATCAGTAGGGTCGCGTGAGTGGGCAATCTATGCTAAAGGTAAGCTACGCGATGGAACGTGGTCACGACTAAGGGTGCATCAGAAATGAACTACGCTACCTTCAAAGCCTACCTTGCGCGGTTCGTCTGGCGCAACGGGGACACAGTGTTCGAGGCAGACCTCGACAACATGGTCAACATGGCCCACGCCCGCCTGAACCGCGATCTGCGGATTCAGCGCATGGTGATCGTCGCCAATGCTGACTTGCTTGCTGACTCCATCGCCCTTCCGGCGAACTATCTGGAAATGCGGACAATCACATCTGATAGTCCTCCTGCACCTATGCAGTATGTTTCGCCTTACGAGCGCGAGCGCATCAAACTGGCAAATGCCAGCACGTTCCAGCCTATCTACACCATCGCCAATGACGCGCTGTATTTTGTCGGCCCTATGGCAGCGACTGACGATCCTGCGCGGTCGATCATTATGACTTATTACAGCAAGGTTCCTGACTTTGCGACAACCGATACCTCGTGGCTGGCCGACGACTATCTCGACCTCTACACCTACGCTGTCCTGCGCCACACTCCTGCCTATTTAAAAGAGGATGAACGTGTGGCATTATGGAAGAATGAGTATGACGAGACGCTCGCGTCCGTTATGAATGCTGAAGCTGGTCGTCGTTATGCGGGAAGTCCGCTACGCGCACCAATGCCGGGAGTTGTCGCATGAGCCTGTCAAACACCTTTGAAACCACCACGCTGGAATGGTTGTTCACGGCAACTTCTGTGACGCGACCGACCGCATGGTATCTGGCTCTTTACACTGTTGCGCCCGGAGAAGGTGGCGGCGGCACGGAATGCAGTGGCACTTCCTATGCCCGCCAGTCATTCACCATGACAGTCAGCGGCAACACGGCGACTAACACTGCAAACGTCGAATACCCGACCGCTGGCGGATCGTGGGGAACCATTGTGGCCGTAGGCGTGTTTACTGCGCTGACTGGCGGCACTCTGATTGCCTACGGCGATCTGACTGCGGCAAAAACGATTGCAACTGGGGACGTTTTGCGCGTTCCTGCTGGCGACCTAGACATCACTTTGGATTGATCCTGACATGGCTACTATCGTCACACGCGCTGGAAAAGGTAGCCCGCTCACTCATAACGAGGTGGACGCCAACTTTGTCAACCTCAACAATGGCAAGGCGGAGACTGCTTCTCCTGCTTTGACAGGGACACCTACGTCTACTACTGCGGCGGTTGGGACTGACACTACGCAAATCGCCACAACAGCTTTTGTAAACGCAGAGATCGCAAACGACATTGCTGGTAAAGCTAATCTAGCGTCTCCTGCTTTTACTGGCACAATCAGCCTTAACGGAACGGCCATTACTGCTACGGCGACTGAATTGAACGTCCTAGCTGGTATTCCTGCTGGTCTGACTGCAACTGAACTTGGTTATGTAGATGGTGTAACATCTGCCATTCAAACACAGCTAAACGCTAAAGCTGCTACTGCATCTCCTACCTTCACTGGCACTGTAGGTCTTCCCGCTGCGACTGTTTCTGACGGCGTTACCACGACAGCAGACAATGATGGGACGTTCTCCTCTGGCACATATACGCCTACTCCTGTGGGCGGCAACATGAAGGTTATCACCAACAGCGGCGCATTTACCTTTGCCGCGCCAAGCGCAGCAGGAGACTGCACCCTTGTGGTCTTGGTTATGAACAGCGCAACTGCGGGTGCGGTCACGTTGTCCGGTTTCAACCGCACTGTTGGAGACGCGTTTACCACAACCAACGGCAGCGAGTTCCTTGTGAACATCACAAAGATCAACGGCTACACTCTGGCTAATGTGGTGGCGATGCAATGAGCTTCCCTATAATGCCGCTGCCATCTCCTGTGAAAATGCTCAGTCAGGCAGAGGTGGTGGACTACGCCTACAACAACTACCTGAACCTGTTTTCTCTGACAAACAAAACAGGGACAGTTTTTGACGCGCGAACAGACCGCAACGGGCTGGCAGGTGGTGAAGAAAGCCAATCGCTTGGAACTTTCAACACTTCAATTGCCGCCCCAACAGGCTTTGTAAACGGCTGCACCATCATATACTTTGGTGCAAGGCAGAGTGGTAGTTCGGCCATCATATCGTCGCCTACAGTAAACGGCGCTGCTATTTCAGTCACGCAATATTACAACGCCCAAGGTAACACAAACGTAGCCGCTGGTTATGTTGGGATGGCTTACGGCTATGTGAATTTGCAGCCGCAAAATATCACTGTTGCCGCCGCAAACTTTCCCGCAGGGACAGGTAGCAATATTCTGACTGCCGGGGCCATTTACATTGTCCCCGGAAGATGGACTCCGGCAGGGCTTACAAGTGGCGCGGCCAGTGCCAACGTCTCGGTATCCATTGGAGCCTACGAACTGGTCACTTACTCCTGCTATAATTCTACCGACAGTTCTTCAAACAACATCACGCAGTCGGCGGGCACTTTGATCGCAAGTTGCAAGCAAAACTGGTATGATGGCTGTCAGCATGGGCTGGTTTATCTACCGACAGCAGGGACTGTCACTATGACACGCACTGCAACTGCTACAGGCTGTTTTATTAAGGCCGTAAGATGGGCTTATGGGTAAAGAAGGGACAACACGATGACGCTACACTTAAAGGAAAATGGTGTCTTTGTGGCCACTGTCTCTGAAGGCGGATGGGTAGATTTGCCGAATGGCGACAGGGTTTCCCCAGCCGAGGCTGGCTGGTCTTATGGCCCATACTCCCTTGAAGCCGCGCCCATAGAAGAAACAGTCGTTGTTGCTGTTACGCAAGAACAGCAGCAAGCCGCTCGTGCAGATGCCTACCGCGCTGAAGCTGACCCATTGTTTTTTATGGCCCAGCGCAGCGAAGCAACAACTGAAGAATGGCTCGCCAAAGTCGCAGAAATCAAGACTCGTTTTCCTTATCCTGCGGAGTAAAGTATGACCGCGCCGTATTACGTCGAGCCTGATTACTGGATAGAAGGCTACGCCGTAGGCGATGCCACTAATTTTGCATCTGCAATCACGCTCCAGTCAGACGTTACGGCAAGCGCAACGCGCATACAAAAGGCTGCGTCCGGCATACCAGTTACATTATCTGTTGTGGTTGACTCCGCCACTATTACCTTGGCTGCGGCGACCATTCCGCTAACTTCTACGACCACTGTCGCAGCGCAAAAAGTCTTGTTGGGCAACAGTTTTATTGAAGTTACCTCGCAAACTTCTGCCACCGCGCTTGCTATTTATCTGACTGGATCAAACATCATCATCCAGTCAGAAGTAGTCACATCTGCCCAGCGCCTCGCGCTTGCCGCAGCCGATATATCCAGTGCGCTCGCCTTTGTTGCATTTGCTCGCAAAAAATGGGAAGATGATCCCGCGCAGATCGAAGACTGGACCCCACAATCGCCGTCTACCGACACTTGGACGGCACAAAATGCAGGGGCATCTGGTTGGACTCTACAGCCCCCATCGTCGGGTGGCTGGACCCCACAAGCCGCTGACGAGTCAGCGTGGACCGAACAAGGATAGGACGAATGGCCGATACAACCACAACTAACTACGGCTTGACGAAACCAGAAGTTGGCGGCAGTTCGGACACTTGGGGGACCAAGCTAAACACTGACTTGGACGCCATTGACGCGCTTCTTGGTGGTACAGGCACTCCAAAAGCCAAACCAAACCTATCTGGCGGACTCTGGAAGATCGACGGAACTGCTGTCACTTCGACCGCTGCTGAACTGAATATCCTTGACGGCGTGACTGCCACCGCTGCTGAGTTGAACATTCTTGACGGCGTGACTGCTGTTGCCGCCGACTTGAATATGCTGATCGACACGAATCTGACTTCGACTACGCAGATCACCTACAATCTGGCTGGAAAACTGACTGGATCGTCCAATCTGACTTATGCGACCAATGGCAATTTGAGCATTGGCTCCTCTGCTTCAGTCACTAGCTGGTCAACCGGGGCGTCCACGTTTACCGCCACTTTCAACGCTGACATTCTCATTCCTGTTGGGGCGATTATTTCCTTTACTGGTGTGGCGACGACTCCGACAAGCCCAAACAACTTTAACGCGACCTTTGTTGTCACCGCTTCAACTAAAGCTACTGGCGCGTCTACTGTTACGTTTGATGGGACGACTGCGGCACTTGGGACAAGCCCGACCAATGGCACAATGCGATGGGGTGGGTTGCAAATTGGTGGGCAGAATCTTCTTGCGAGCGCGACTAATCTTTCGCTTCTAAATGGAAAAACTGCTATTTCATCACAAAATGTCGATGAGACACGCACTGCTGGCGTCACAGCGACCGCTGTGGATGACGGGACCAAAAGCAGCGGAACTTACACTCCGGCAACCGCTGGCGGCAATATGCGCTACATCGTCAACGGCGGGGCGTTTACGCTGGCCGCGCCTACTGGCGGCAGCTTTACAATGGTTATCCAAATCACCAACAACGCTTCCGCAGGGACCATTACGTTGTCCGGCTTCAACAAGACGTCTGGATCGCCCCTCACTACAACAAACGGCGATGACTTCTTGCTATACATCACAGTCTGCAACGGCTTCAAATTCGCCAACGTGGTGGCAATGCAATGACCTTCCCGCTAATGCCTGTGGTTCCGCCATTTAGTAAAATTCCAACTGTGACTTATCTGGCTGGCTTTCCATTTGGCAACGCCTCTACAAGAAGTGCGTCATCGACTGAAGCCAATGACCGCTTCATTGTCTATATCGGAAGCACAAACGCAACTGCCGTGATGACCTCGTGCCTAATAAACGGCGTGGCGGCAGAAGTGGCAAATTCCGGCGCGGCCTCCTTTGCTTGCGCTTATGTGCCGACTGGGACCACTGTTACTGCTGATCCAACCTTCTCTGTCGGCGGCACGACTGGCTCTAGCGGTATGGCGGCTATGTATGCAGTCTACGGGCTAGAAAGCCCGATCTGGCGCTCTGTGACTTTCAACAGCGGCGCTCCGTCATCCGCGAGCATTGTCATACCGCAGGACGGCCTGATCTTTGTGCCTGTGTGGCTGAGCAACGACAACCAATCGCCAGCGTTCACTGGGGCTACCCGCGATGCGGAAGGCGACAATGGTTCAAGCTACGGGTGGGCTACTGGGCATAGAGACGCTTCTGACGCCGGAACCTACACTGTGTCAGTGTCAGCGTCCGCCACGATGTACATGGGCTTAGGCTGTTTGCGGTAGGGATCAAGCATGGAATTTCTGGACCTAATCAATAGTATCATGCAGTGGATCGTCGTGCCTGTCTCGGCTGGTCTGCTGATGATGTACCGCACACAGCAGTCTCACGCGACCCAGATCGCCGTGCTGCAAGCGGTGCATGATGCAACAAAAGAAGCGCACGACCGAGAGTTCAAAGAAGTGCGTGAAAACTTTAAGCGCATCTTTGAGAAACTAGACACAATTGAACTGGCCCTACGGAAATGAAGTGGCTTCCTCTACTGCTTCTTGCATCCTGTGGACCTATCGCTGTCACATCAATCGCTTATACGACTGCTTGCCCAGAGGGAGACACCCAATGCGAGATCAGGCAGAACGCACAGACGCTCTACTACATGGGGCAGTTCGAGGCTGGAGACGCGCTCATGTGTGGTGGCGATCCTGCCGTGCGCTACTCGCTTGGGGATGCTTGCTCGCTTTACTAAGTCCTGCCGCAGCGCAAGTCACAGGCGATCTTAACACCAACAGCGGCAACACCAATTCCACTGTTGGTAGCAACAATCCCACCACCAATGAAACCAAGAACTACAATGGCGCTGGATCGTCGCCGTTCAGTCAGCCAGTTCCGACTGCTGCTGCTCCTACAGTCATGGGCGGCGGTGGTAATGACTCCTGCCTCATCCCCATTCAGCAAGCCTTCCAGATCAGCATTTTCGGTAAAGCTGACGGAAAGATGATCCAAGACACTGAGTGTAACCGCAGAAAAGACAGCCGCTTGCTTGGAACACCGCAGGATACAGGCGGACTTGGCCTTCAAGTCAGCGGCATTTCTCTCATGTGTGGCAATCCGGCTATCTTCAAAGCTATGGCACTCGCATCGACGCCCTGCCCTGTTTACTCCATCGCTGCTGGCAAGCTGATGATGGGGCGGGGCGCCTACATCACGATGCGTAGTCAGCCCGCCATTTATGTGGTAGGATACGCCGACGACCAGACTTTCTGGGACACATTCTTGATGATGGGGGAGGAACTGCCCGATGTTGAAGTCGACCAAAACACTGGCCCTAGCCTTTCTGAGCGTTTCCGCCGCAACACAGGCGCTGGCGGAGCAAACGATGACCAATCTAAACCAGTCAGCACAAGCGATTCTGGGGCAGATTAGCGCATCCCAAATCCTTATGGCAGGGGCGACCCAAGCCGCCGCCAGTGGCGACATCCTGAACACTGGCGTCATGCAGACGGCGGCGATCAGTGACACCATGCAGAACAACTATAACAACGCCATTCAGGCAGTCATCGACGCCAACTACTACGGAGCGCACGAACTGTTCATGGACAAGCACGATCAAGCCATGCAGAACTTGAGTGCCTCGGTCGATAACCTAGTCAGCGCCACGCTAGTTCTCGCAACTGCCTCTGCTGTGGCCGATATGGCGGCGTCAGCCGACACTGTGGCAGAGCAACAGGCGTTCCAGACCATGCTGGAAGCCTCGCCTGAAATGACCATCACAGACGCAGAGCAGGGCGACTACAACAGCGCCTTGGCCTCGGTGCAGGAATACGCTCGTGAGGCTGGCGCGTTCTTGGCTGCGGCCAATAACACGATGCTGACTTCGACTGTCGATAACTACGCCGCCACTGCCAACGTGAACCTCTACGGCGGCTTTGCTGCCTACAGCGCAACGGCGGACATCTTGAACGTCAGCGCCGGAAACACCTTTGGCCTTGGCTTCCAAGGCTTCTTGGCTGGCAATGGCGTAAGTGCTGAAGACATCTACAGTGCAGGGTATGGCTCGTGAGTGACGAAGACAGCGGAACCTCCATCAAGATTGGTGGCTTCGATTTCAAGGGCTGGTATTTGGCTGTAGCCTTACCAGTCCTTTCTGGCTTGTCTGGAGGTATCTACTACGCCTACGACACTGTGAACCGCTTCTGGGCCGTTGAGGAAAGCGTCAACGCCATTACGGACATGGAAAGCCGTGTGCAGACGCTTGAACAAGCCATTCAAGACAACGATGTGCGCGGCCTAGCGCCAAAGCTGTCGTCCATTGGGACACAGATGGAAACGATTTTGGAGCAGCAAAAGCAACTGCTTGACCTTCGTTCTATTGTGGAAAAGTCTGACTCCATTACGTCCAGCCTTAAAGAAAAGCTGGATAAGTACGACCGAGACATCGAAGACCTCTGGAAAGCGATGGACGACCTTAGCAAGAACCCGATTCAGTGAGGGCGCAATGAAAGAGAAGATCATCTGGCTCCTATTTGCTGCGGCGATAGTGGCTGTCTTTTGGGTGTCGCAAGACGGATTCTATCGCTATCCCTGCCAAGACCCGAACAAGTGGGGTCTGCCTGAATGCAAACCGCCAATCTGCACGGCGACAAAACAGTGTCCTGAAGACCTGACTGGAGGAATAAATGGGTAAGCCTGATCCTGACGAAATGGAAGCAAAGCTGCGCTACTTTATCGGTGTGGCGCTGACTGTCATCCTTGGCGGTACAATCTTTGTGATCCTGTATTCGCTCGTCTTTGTAACTCAGCCAATGGGCGAAAGCAGCGAAAACGACCGCAAGTTTTTTGAACTGCTGACTCCAATCGCCTCCTTTATCGTCGGGGCATTGGGCGGCGTCATGGCGGCTGGCAACAACCGCAAACCACAAGTCGAGGAGACATCTGAATGATTGGCAGACTTGTAGGCGCTTTAGTAGGTCGAAAACTAAAAGAAAAAGCCATTGATGCTGTGCTGGATAAGGTTGATCTGCCTGACCCAGTAGAGGGCATCATCAAAATTGCCGCCACTGGCAACGCCGGGGATTTGCTTGCCAATATCGCGGGCAAGGCCGGGGCGGATCAAGATTCGATCATAGGGGCAGTTGTCAAAAAGGCAGGGAAAAAGAAATGACACTGACCAAAGACCACATCATCCACATTCTGCACGGCAACGCTGATGCTGCCGCTTGGGCTGACGCTGCCTTGGAAATCTTGCCAAAATACGAGATCAACACGCCAAACCGCATTGCTGGCTTCTTCGCGCAGTGCGGCCACGAGTCCATGAATTTCACTGTTTTGTCCGAAAACCTCAACTATCGGGCCGAAACTTTGGAAAAGCTGTTCTCGAAATACTTCTCAAAGGCAGGGCGCAACGCTGCTGACTACGCCAAACAGCCAGAAAAGATTGCCAACGTGATCTATGCTAACCGCATGGGCAATGGTGACACTGCGTCTGGGGAGGCCTATCTGTATCGTGGGCGTGGCGTTATCCAATTGACTGGCAAGGACAATTACAGTGCCTTTGCGTCATCTATCAAGATGAGCCTTCCAGATGTGATCGACTATGTGCAGACCAAGAAGGGCGCACTTGAGTCAGCTTGTTGGTATTGGGCCAGCCGGAAGATCAACATCGCTTGCGACGAAGGCGACATCGTAAAGATGACCAAGCTGGTCAATGGTGGGACTATCGGCCTCGAAGACCGCCGCAAGCACTACGAAGCCGCTCTAGCCGTCCTTGGTGGAGCCGTTCCCGCGCCGATCACCAACGCCGCTACCATTCCGGGGGTCTTGAAAAAAGGCTCCACGGGCGAAGCGGTCAAGCGGATGCAAGCGGAACTTGGCCTTGACGATGACGGCGTGTTCGGTCCCGGCACTGAGTCAGCAGTCAAGAAATGGCAAGCAGCTAACGGCCTAGCGGCTGACGGCATCGTCGGCCCTAAAACATTGGCTAAACTCTTGGGTTAAGCTATAGTCAGGCAACAAGGAGTTTTGCCATGCCTCTAGTTCCTATCAGCCTTCAACCGGGCCTTTACAAAAACGGCACAGCCTACGGCGGGAAACTGCGGTGGGCTGACTCCAATCTGGTGCGCTGGAAAGACGGGTCGATCCGTGTAGTCGGCGGCTGGGAACGGCGGAAAAACTCGGCGGGCGAAAACATTCCAGCTCTTTATAACAACGCCGCAATCGAAGCACCGCGCAACATTTTTGCTTGGACTGATAACTCAGGGGCGCGGCACATTGTCGTCGGCACAAACCGCGATCTTTATTACATCAACTCGTCCGGCGCAAAATCCACTATCACACCCGCTGGCTTCACTCCTGCCTCGCGCGATTCAGGCTTGGCTGTGGGCTACGGCACATTCTCCTATGGCCTGTCCTCTTACGGCACTCCTCGCACGTTTTCAGGCGCTATTCCTACTCCAGTAGCGTCATGGGACTTTGCTGCATGGGGCGAAAAACTATTGGCTCAATTCCGTGGAGACGGAAAGCTGTATGAATGGACTGTAGGTACGGCTGCTGCTTTAGCCATTTCTACCTCTCCAGACGGGATGCAAGACTTCCTTGTGACTGACGAGCGGATCGTCATGGGCATTGGCAATGAGACAGACCCTCGGATCGTGCAGTGGTCGGCCTCTGAAGACAATACCAACTGGACGCCAGCCGTCACAAACCAAGCTGGCAGTCTGACTTTGGCCGGAACTGGGCCATTGCTGGCAATCACGCAGATTATGAACGAACTGCTCGTCATCAGTCAGAACGAAGTCTACGCTGGTCGCTACCTTGGTCCGCCTTACATCTACGGCTTTGATCGGGTCGGGGACAACAACGGGCTGCTATCTCCAACTTCTCTTGTGACTACGGCCCGCTTTGCTATGTGGGCTGGCGACCGAAACTTCTGGATGTATGACGGCTCTCTGCACAAGCTAGAGTCAGACATTATCGACTTCTTCCACAACGACATTAGCGACACCGAATACAGCAAGACCTACGGCTTCGCCCTGCGTGGCTTTAACGAAGTCTGGTGGCTCTACCAGTCGAAATCCAGCACCACTGGCGAACCTGACGCCTATGTGTGCTACGACTTCTCTGCTAATCACTGGACCAAAGGTAAGTTGCCTCGCGGCGTAGGCATCGACAACGCTGCCTTGGCCTATCCTTTGCTGATTACGGCAGACGGGCTGCTCTACAACCACGAACTGCCCGGAACCGCCATCACGGACGGCGTTATCCCCTACTGCGAGACGGGACCAATCGAACTTGGGCAAGGCGACCGCCAAGCCTTTATCGACTACCTCTATCCTGACGAGGCAGTTGCTGGCAATGTGACGCTGACGATCAAGACCCAAGATATGCCAAACCTGTCGGAAACAGACTATGGCCCCTACACGCTGACTGGACCAACGCCAGTCAGAGCGCGAGGGCGGCAGTTTGCTCTGCGTTTTGAGGGCCGCGCCGCTGGCTGGCAAATCGGCACAATGCGGGCGAATGTCAAAACTGGTGGTATTCGATGAGAAGTAGCTTCATCGTTCCTGCACCGACTTCTAGCACGTTGTCGCGCTGGGCGACTGACGTTCATAACTTTTTGCGCGATACCACAAGCGGTGCAGTGAACGCTCAGACTGTTCTGATGCAGAAGCAAATAGGTGACGAGAAAGCGACGACTGACGGCCTCCTGATGTGGGATCAGGATGGCTACCCTGTCGTATCAAAGGACGATGCGTGGCATCGTCTGGCTGTTGCTGACTATACTTACGGCGTAGGAAATGCTCTGTTTGGTAGGGCAACAGCAGTCACCGCAGCCGCCGTGGATACAGCTTACGCTATCCAGTTCGACGCCCCTGCCTTTGCTACAGGCATCAGCCGCGCTGTGGGAAATCTGACGCGAATCGTTTTTGCCAATGCTGGCCTCTACCGCCTGTCGTTCACCGCCCAAATGGCCTCGTCGTCTGCCTCTAGCGTAGAAATGCGTTTTTGGCCCAAAGTGAATGGGACCAATATCGGCGGCAGTACAATGGTCGGCTCTCTGCATAACAACGGAGCCACTACAGTTGTAGCGCGAGACAGCTTGTTTCAGTTTGCCGCTGGTGACTACCTCGAAGCCATGTGGGCAACCAATAGCACTAGCGCCTTCCTCGAAGCCCACGCAGCCACAGCCTATGCCCCAGCTTCCCCATCTGTGACGATGGCAATCAATCGTGTGCCGACATGAGCGTGTCCGCTGAAGTCAGGAAATTGCTCGACATTTTGGATCGTTTTCGCCCCGAATTAGAGGCGGCGATGGAGCATAATGGCGGGACGCACACCTTTGACGATCTGACTACAATGGTGCTTACAGGCAGACTTCGCCTATGGTCTACAAAGAATAGTGTCGCCCTCACTGAAATTGTTGAGTATCCGCGCCAAAAGCATTATCATGTCTTTGCCGCAGGGGGCGACCTGACTGAGATTGTGGACACGATACCGACAATCGAACAGGCTGCTCGTGACGCTGGTTGCTGTAAACTGACTCTCTCAGGCCGCAAAGGGTGGTCAAGAGTTCTAGTCAGCGGCGGCTGGACAGAGCAGTTCACAACTTGTGTTAGGAGCATCGAACCATGAGCCTCGGCGGTAAAAGCACTGAGAAGACTGAGATTGATCCAGAACTGCGGAAGTTCGCGCTGGATAATCTGGATATGGCACGGCGAGTCAGCCAGCTTGGACCTATTGCCTATACTGGCGATACAGTCGCTGGGATGCAGCCGGGGCAGATCGCCGCTATCCAAAGTGGTAACATGGGCGGCGAAGCGTTTGGTCTGCCTACAATGGCTGTGCCTACAGGCGCAAACCTGAACCCATACGCCGCTTACGAAGCCGCCCTCGCCAACATTCCTGCGGGGCAGCGGGCCTTCATCGAATCCATGTTCATCAATCCGCAGACTGGCGCTGCTCCGACGATGACTTACGGCGCTCCTGCCGCCACTCCAGCAGCCGTGGCGCCGCAGCAGCGTTCTTCCGGCGGTGGTGGCCGTGACTATATGCCCACTGGCGGCAACAGCGGCGGAGGCAATTTGTCGATGCTCCGTGCAAATCTTCCCGGAGGCATCAACACGAATAACCCCGGAGGCCGGATTAACTCGGTTCTAGGCGCTATCGTCAATGCAATCAGCCCGCAAGGATCGGCCAATCTGCGCCCTGTAGCGCGGCCCAAATAAGGAGAGCGCCATGTCTGGTGGTGGATCGAACACAAATGCCTACGCTGGCGCAGCCAACGCCCTGACTGGGGCTGGTAACGCGGCCACAGGGGCTATCAACGCATTCTCGAATGTGCCGACCATCGCGTCCGGCATTTCGGGCTACATGAACCCCTACACAAGCGAAGTCATCGGCAACGCCACTAACGATGTGAACCGCCTGACTCAGATGCAGCAGCAGCAGAACGCCGCCAATGCAGCGCGGTCTGGCGCATTCGGTGGAGCGCGGCACGGCCTTGTGGAAGCGACAACGAACTCAGAAGCCCAGCGCAATCTGGCTGATATGACTGGAAATCTGCGTATGCAGGGCTTCAACACCGCCGCCAACCTATCCGGCCAAGACATCGCTAACCGCTTCACTGGCGCTAATGGGATGCTTTCTGGGGCAGGGGCGCTTTCCAACCTCGGCACGAATGCCTTCAACATGGGCAACACGCTTGAAACAAACCAGTGGAATCGCGGGATGCAGCAGCAGCAGATGGAACAGCAGCGTCTGAATGACGCCCGCCAAATGTTCTTGGACTATACAAATTCTCCGCAGAGAACCTTGCAGATGCTGTTGCAAGCTGGGGCGGGGTCGCCTCTTAGCAACAATACGACGACTACAGGTGGTTACAGCCCCGGAATCCTAGATTTCTTGGGCCTCGGCTCTGGCCTCATGGGACTGTAAAGGAAACAATATGCCGCTACGCAATCCGCTTTCCTCCCTTCTGGACTACGCCGCTGCACGAGGCAACGAGGCTGCAAGCATCGGAAGCGTAATGACGCAGCTTGCGCGGCCCATCCTAGTGTCTCAAGGCGTTGAGACTGGGGCTACTCCACCAGCACCTCAAGCAAAGACTGGTGGCGGTGTCCCAGCCGCTCCTTTGCCTAAGACGACCTCGGATGCAGAAGAATACTACATCCGTGGGATGCAGAAACGTGGGTTAGCTCGCCATGTTGCTGAAGGTATAGTCGGTGGTATGTCGTCTGAAAGCGGCCTAGACCCGACAATTAACGAGCGCAATCCTGTTGTTCCGGGATCGCGTGGCGGCTTTGGTCTGGATCAACTGACTGGGCCGCGCCGGATTGCGTTCGAGCGGTGGGCGTCAGAAAACAACGAAAATATTAACGACCCTGAAGCGCAAATGGACTTTAAGATGGTCGAGTTTGCTGGGCCAGAGCGCAAAGCCTACGAAGCCTTAATCAAAGCCCCTGACGCTCAGTCAGCGGCGACAATCTATACGGACCAGTTCCTGCGCCCCGGCGTCTCCCATGCAACCCAAAGCGCCAACTCCGCAGCCCGCATGAGCGGCCAGCCCTATGATCCGGCAATGGCTGGGGCAGGGGCGATGGCGGCTACTGGCGGCGCACTTCCGCAGACTGTCGAAGGCATCCTATCGTCACTGTATCCGAATGCTGCTGAAGATGAGAAAGCGGCGCACCGCAAAGACATCTGGCGCGGGCTGAGTCAGGGGCTTTCCGCTATCTCGCAAGGTGGTCAGGTCGATCTGTCGAACATCGCGGCCAACGCTGATGAGCGCCGCCGCCAGTATGTTCTCGACGCAAAAGAGCGCGAGAAAGCCAAAGTTGCAGCCTCTATGGTTTATTCGCAAAGCGGGGACGCTAACCTTGCGGCTGGTATTGCCTCTGGGGCCATTAGCTACAGCGATTATTTGAACGACCGCCAAGTCAAAAATGCAGAGCGCATCGCGCAAGAAGCGCGTTTGAAAGACGCCGCAACCACAGACGCGCTCTATAACGCTGCAAAAGCTGCTGGAATAGCACCTGAAAAACTTGCGCTCATAAAAACTGGCGATACTGAGACGCTGAATGCTTACGACAAGCTGGTCACTGAGCAGAAGTTGCTAGATCAGCAAGCTAAAGACGAAGAAAAGCGGGTCGCTACGCTAGAGCGGCTAGGAAAAAGCACTGATCCTTTGGATCAGACTACTTATGCTTACATGGTTGATGCTGACCTTCCATTTGCGGAAGCCCGCAAATTGGCTCAGACTGACTTGAAGCCAGAAATTACCACGTTGTCTCCCGGAGAAATCGCAGTCAACACAAAGACAAATGAGACTATTGCGACAGGGTCAGAAGTGGCTCCAGATATGACAAACGCTCAAAAAGACGCCACTGACTTGTTTAACAGCAAAGCGGTCAATCCAGACACCGGAAAGCCGTTTACAAATTACGCCGAGGCGCTGGTCTGGAAACTGAACTCTGGAACGTCCGACACTAACATCAATGTCAACACTGGGACAGAAGGCCAAGTTGTTCCAACAGCGTGGGCAGACGCCGAAAAGAGCCTTGTCGAACAAGGGCAGATGTTCGTTCGCAAATTGAACCCAGAGACAAACCAGTTTGAGTTTGTGTTGGGCGAAGATGGTATGCCGACAATCATGGACATACCCGGAGGCGATGCAGCGGCAAAGCGCCAAGAGGCTGAAGACGCAGCAGCAGCGGATGCTCAGAAAGCAGCAGATCGGCAAGTTATTGCTGCGACTACCGCAGACACAATCCTTCGCGCTGGTAAAGACATTCTAAAAGACACCGCTGACTGGACAGACGCGCCTATGAATGCGTGGACTAATTACCTGTCTGCTAAGATCAATCCGTATGGCGAGCCAGCAACTGTCGCTAGTAATTTGCAGACGATGAAAGATTTGGTTTCGCTGGCTAAAATCACTGAAATGCAAAATGCAAGCCCGACTGGAAGTGCTGGCCTCGGCCCAGCAACACAGATCGAAAGCGAAAAGCTGGCGAAGACATTTGGTGCGCTCGACTTCAATACCAGACCAGACATCTTTAGAGAACAAGTCAGCGCCGCTATGAACGCCTACAATGACGCTGTGCATGGCACTCAAGAAGAAATCCTGCAACTTTACAAAGACGGGAAGATCAGTGCGGAAGTCGCAGACGCAATGTCAACGCGCTACGTTGTGCGCGGCGCTGGCGTTGACCCAAGCGCAGAAACTATGGGGACTATGACCAATCTGGGGCTGTCTAAGAGCAGAGAATCAATTCTTGGTACATTGAGCGACCGCGACATTGCTCCCAAAGCCATCGCAAAACTCGGCCCTGACTATAAGAACGCTTTGAGCGACCCTGCGTTTTTCGACGAAGGTGGCCCGTTCTCAGAGTTGAGCAAGTCAGAGCAAGATGAAGTGGAACGGCTGATGGAGGTAATGGAAAATGACTGAAGCAGAGCGCCGCGCCAAACTTAAAGCATCTGCCGAGCGGCTTGCTGCAAAGCAGCCTACAGAAGACACCGCCGCCACTGATCAGCCGCCTCAAGAAGAAACCTTTATGCAGGGCTTTGCTCGCGGCATGAAGGACAATCTGGGCATGGTAAATGCCGCCGCTACTGGGGCCAGCGAAGCAGTGTCGTTTGGTTTGGACGACCCGCTCGCTGGCCTCATCAATTACCTGACTGGCAGCGCTGGCTCAGTGGGCGAAGGCATCGAACAGAATGTTGCCAACAAAGCAGCCATCCAAGAGCAGTATCCCATTTCTTATGGGGTCGGCAGCACAGGCGCAGACATAGGCTTGGCGCTGACTGGCGAAGGTCTGGTAGCAAAAGCAGGGCAAAAACTTTTGCCGTATGCTGGCCCTGCTATGAGTTGGCTGGGTCGCAATGTCGCCAAACCATTTCTGGGCGCGGCGATCCCAACTGCTTTGTCCTCTGCCGGAAATGATATTGGCGAAGGCCGCACTCCTGACTCGATTGCCAGTGATGCTGCTTTGAGCGGGGCCACATCAGTTGCGGGCCAAACGCTTTTTGCTGGCGTCCCTAAAGTGGTCAAGTCAGCGGCAAATATGCTTGGCATAGGCGGATCAACCGCTGCTAAGACTGAGGCTGCACAGTCGCTGATTAGCGAAGCGGGCGCTTTCGCTGGTAAGGGAACGCGCAAATTTGATCCTGCTACTATGGAATCGACTGGCGGCTTCCGTGCTAGCTATTTAGGCGAAAAAGCTAATGAGGCTATGCCTAATGCTACGTTAGCTGACTTGGACCCAGCCCTTCGCAACGCACTGGCTTCTGCTGCTGGCAACCGCCGTGCCGCACCTGAAGTGCTTGGCAATCTGACTTCTGTTATGCAGACCCGCCAAGACGAATTTGTACCTATGATCCAAGAGGGCCTCCAGAAAATCCTTCCTGATCCTGTAACCGCTTCTGTGCATAAAGAAGGCATGGATGCTGTCCTAAAGCCGCTACAGGCAGAATACGACAAGGCACTAGACAGTGTACCAAAACTTTTGGATCGAAACAGTGCTTACGCCATTATTGACTCTGCTGTTACTGGCGTATCTACGCAAGCCAACACAGCTAAAAACCAACTTCAGAGACTTATCGACAGGGCTACTCCGCAACTGAAAGGCCGTGATGGTAAGCCTCTCGTTGACGCTGCTGGAGAACCGATTCGTCGCCGCATGAGCGCTAGAGAAGTCCTCGACCTTAAACATCAGGCAGACGACATTTACGAGCGCCTATCCAGCGAAGAAGCTGGCGCGGCTACATCGAAAGCCGCTCGTGATGTGCTGGAAGCCAAAAAAGAAATCAGCGCTTACATGGACACAGCAGTTCCGGGGTATTCCAATGTGTCGCAAAAATACGCTGAACCACTGTCTTTTGATGCCTACCGAGCAAAAGGCGCAAAAGCGGCAGAGCAGAAAAAAGGGTCACTAGAAGAATTTACTGACTACATCGACACTCTCAAGCCAGCCGAGAAGGACGCCTTTAAGCAGGGCTACAGAAACGCGCTTCAAGCCCAAATTGAGCGCGGAGAATTGGCGTTCTTGCGGAAAGCTGAAGGCGGCAACACAAAAGAAATGGGTCGTCTACGGGTGCTTTACGGCGATGATGTAGCAAATCAGTTGGCTGACTTTGCTGGCAAAGCCTCCGAAATGCGGCAAACCACCTCAACTGCCTTGGCATCCACAGCCAACGCCCAAATGGGTAGGGCAGGAGCAGGGCCAGAAACTGCGGCGCTAATGTCTGACATTGTGGACATTGTGAGCGGGGTAATGACTGGAGGCGCTCGCGCACTTCCGGGCGCTGCGCAACGCCGTGTTGCCACAGTCGCTGGCAAAGGCCAAAAAGCGGCAGTCAGCAACCAGATCGCCAAATGGATGACGGCCCAAGGTCCAGAAGAAATGGACGCTGCGCTCAAGGAGATTTTTGGCTTCTTGAACCGCTCCGAAATGCCACCAACTATCATGCCGCCCAGCGTAGCGCGGCAGACCTTTGGGGCGGCGTATGGTCCTGATGAGCGGCGCTAGTCAGCTTTCTAGCTTGTAGACGCGGAAGAAGGTAATCAAAGGAGA